TGGGCGTAGCCCAACTGCTCTCTTTGTGCCGCAAGTTCCTGCGTCTTACGTGTATAATCAGCCTGACGCTGATACCCTTGAATGGCTTCGTTAAATGGAACATCAATATCTGTCCCATCTACCTTAACCTTCACATACTTTCCGTCGAAAGCACTAGGGTCTACATATTCGTAAGATGTAGTATCTTCCGCCACTGCTGGTGCTTCGGTGTCCACTGCTGGACTTTCCACATCAACATTAATATTTTCTTCAGACACGAATGTCTCCAATCTAGAGTCCAAAAGGTTGCTCTTATATATATGTTTATCCCGTTCTAATTATATTGTTGGCGACGGCGGGATACCCGCCGCTAACATAGCCTGCAACTCAGGTGGGATATCCCCTGCGGGAGCCATCTGAGGTTGAGCCATCATGGGAGCCGCCTGATCCATAGGGATCGGCGGCACAGGGGGTTGCTGGCCTTGTGGTTGCATCTCTGCTTGTGGAGGCTCAGTCATAAACATTTCAGGATTCTTCACATTGAAACCATATTGCAACACGTATGCACCTAGTTTCTGAACATCCACAACACCAGCGGAAACAAACGGTGCCATAGCGTCTACCATCTGCAAAGCAGATTGGCGACGGAACGCTTCGTTGGACGGCTGAGTTGATCCAGCCGCCACCTCGAAATCGAAGTCGCCGTTTAGATATTCACGATCAAACGTTACCCACATTGGTTCACCGTCTTTAGCCAGAACACGTGCCACCTGTTCACCGCTCATGTATTGGCGTGCAAGCATGAGAACTCTGCGTCCAACTTCGGCAACAGACTTCTCAATGACAGCAAGTTTGTCTGCTGTACGTGCGTTCTGCGCATCCTGAATAAGTGCGGCTTCTGTTGCGGTGCGGCGAATCTCTGATACGCCGCCACGCATAAACTCTGTGACACCTGACACAAGTTCAATATCTGTACGAATAAGTTCAGATTGATTGTAAAACTCTGGAGGGTTAATCAAAGCAGGGAATGGAGCGACCACATCACCGAGAGGGTTGTCGCCCTGCACAGGAACCATCACGTTGTCATCATCAGATTCCAACGCAGACCGACCATTAGAATCAAAGTTGGTTTCACGGTACAGATACTTACGTGCGTACCGTTTACGGTGATTCATCATCTGTGTACGAGTTTCGTTCAACTCTCGCTGTAGCGGCTCAATAGCCTCCAACTCGCCAATAGGGTAGAACTGGTCTGGCACATCATAGTTGCGTAGCATCACAAACGGATGACCAAACGAGTACGGTTGCTTCTTCGGTTTAATTAGGAAGCCATCACCCGAATCACAGAACACGCTAACCGTGTTGTTCTTTAGATCATAAAACTCGTAGACATCAGCGTAGCCTTCGTCTTTGTCGTAGATTTTACGTGACGAAGGATCGTCAGTATATTTAGCGTAAGTAACCGCACCTACGTCCTTCCGCACGCTAGCCGCATAACGCTTGTCTGTCCTGACATCATTCACTGTACGACGTACACGATGAGCAATCCACTTGGCATCACGCATTGACGTAGCGTCTGGATCAACAAACACGTCGAACGGTGAAACACGTTCGACAAACGGCTCGTCCTGCAACACGACCAGAGTTGTGGACGTTACATTATCTTCAACGTTCGGGTCAGAAATATCTTCGTGTTCCCCAACACGTTCTTCTTCAACGTAGCGGTAGCCAACCTTCAGCCATCCGTGACCAACAATAAGGAAGTCTTTTACTGCACGACGGAACTGTTCCTTGAAGTCGCGATGCCGCCACCAATAGTTTGTTACTGCTTCAGCAATTACAGCGTTAGCCGCATTTTCAGGATTAACAGCATTAACAGTAATCTTAGGATAGTTAACAGCAATCGAAGGTGCAATAACGTTGATTGTTGAGAACGCAAGGTTCACAAGCACACGATCTTCGTCAGTGAAATAATCGTAGTGCCGTCCACGATACAAGTCAACTAGACGTTTCCAAGTGTCGTCGTAATGTTCCTCCCGTCGCCAACGACGGGAGGTAGTCATCTTCTTACGATACTTCGCAAGCAGTTCATTATTAGATGGGCGAGCCATATCAGGACTTTACCCACACCTGAGCAACACGACCCAACCAGTTCCACACAGCAACCAAACCAGCAATACCAGCCGCCTTAAAAAACGAGATATCCGCCACAGCCGCAGTAATCGGTGCCGCAGTAGCACCAGCCACAAACGTTGCTACCGCCTTGTTAAACGCTTCACGATAATTCATTTTGTCTCCTTATCTAGATGCCACTCAATGTGGTGATCTAGCCTGTTGTCGATGCCATCAACCTTAACATCAATTTGTTCTAGCAGTTCCCTGTTACTGTTGTGGTCACGATTATTTTCTTTCCTAGTTCGCTCTAGCAACGTGACAATGACACCGCTAGGTGCTAGGATCGCTAGGATAACCGCAACAACATTAGACATATCAGATCACTTGTTTCCCACATATTCTATGTCGCGACCCTGAGCAATGGCATTGCCAATAATTTCACGCTCACGTTCCTTGAACGTAGCACCATGAAACGTTTCCTGACCATGAGTGAAACCCAATCTGACTCCCTTAACGTGGCAACCAAAACAAATAGCACCCCGACGCGGAATCACATCGAACGTAAAAACTTTCCCACATTGTTCACAGTTAAGACTACCCATACTAAAGTGCGCCCCGTTCTAACCTAAATGATTTAAATTTCTAGTATTATACGCGCCTAGAGGAGTTTTTGCGGGAGATTCCTCCCGCATAAGGAACTGTTCCCACCAAATCAAACTATTTGCAGGAACAGGAGTACCCGCATCATACTCGGGAAGCCACACAAACTTTAACATCTGATTAGCAATAGCCAACGAAATCACACGGTCGTCGTGCGGAGAACCACCCATCTTTCCATTCGACTTGCGAACAAACGTTCGCAACTCACCAATAGTATTAGAACAAAACAAACCAATATTCTCTGTCCTGATGACAGCGGCCAACTCGTCAATCATCAACGGCTTTGTGGACGCTGTTGTTCTCCAACCTAAAATATCTGTCTGCTTGGCACGCACCTGTGCGAGCCTGCGCTGTTTATAGATATTATGGTAACCAGTACCCTGCAACGCTTTCAGCGTTGTAAGACCATGGTTGTTATTCTCTACACCTACAAGAGCGTTATTGTACCACCAGCCCATATATCCCAATAGTATGCCAAACAAATCTGGAGCAATGTGTCCATGCCAATGAGCGACCACATTCCCCGTCGTAGCATCAATCACATGGGCAGAACTATAGTCACCGTAAGATAAACCTTCGGCAACGTCAGCACCGATCACATACACGCCCTCATGTTCTGGTTCAGCCCAAACCTTGAAAGAGCCGTCCCTGTGCGGTTTCAAATAAGTAGGACTTTCAGTATCAAACACTAGATCTCCCACCACGGGATCAACTGTGATAAAACCCTCTAGGATGTCTACATCAAATACGGGGTTACCTGATTTGATGAACGCTTCCTCAGGTGACCTAGGGTACTCTTGGTGCAACTGCCACAACGGGGTGTTACGTGCCTTAACTTCGTACCATGATTCGTCACGGTCACCAGCAGACCAAGGAAAGAACAAACCTTTGAACAGGTTGGTTCCTGTCTGAGAACCAACCCACATCTGGTGAAAGAAGTTACCAGAACCATTAGCGGTACTGAGGGTAATGATTCGTCCGCCCACGTCAGCAATAGGTTCAATCGAAGCCCACGCTTCCTCAGGGTTAGGCAAGAACGCCATCTCATCCACCACAACCAAATACACCGACTCACCACGAGCAGGATCATTACTGGAAGGCAACGACTCTATAGCAGACTCGTTATCAAACACCATCTTCAACTGGTGGTCTGTAATCTGCCGTGGCCCCCGCTCCTTCATCCACTGAGGTAGCCAACGATACCCGTACTTAGATTTCTGTAGCAACTTTGCCGCTTCACGTTCCGTCCTAGACAGCATGACAATAAACCTGTCAGGCCAAAAAAACACCAGCCAAAAACAGTATGCCGCCGCCAACGTAGAGAACCCGATCTGACGTGCCTTTAGAACAATGTTGTAACGTTCAGTGTGCCATGCTTCAATGGTTTGTTGCTGGGCTTCACGCAAATCAAACAGAATCCGTCCCCGCTCAGGGTGACGGATAAACCAATAGTTCTCACAAAAATAAAAGAACCCTTGGATCTGTTCATCTGGCGTGTCGCCACCTTTACAGGAACGCCATTCACGTTCCCACAACAACTCGTTTAATTCCATCACTACCTTCTAATAGCGTACGGCCTAGCAGTAAACAAACGTTTCGGAGGCATCACAGCCTCCAACCTTAGCGACTGCCCCTCGTTTTTCCACAACGTAAAACTATAGGTGTCGGCACCAGCCGACACCGAACTAGCAAACGTTTCCCTCAAATATTCTATATCCGAACCACTCAACCCTAGAGACAGACTAGCATTAAAGGTTTCTCTAAGGAATGTTGATGCACTGGAACCAGTACCAGCGTCACTGGTGGTGTTGAATGTTTCCCGCAATGTGAACGCTTCGTCACCAGCCGTTGCACCACCTTGCCCTGTAGCAGTCCTGTATGCCCCCAGAATCGCATCAAACACCGAACCTGATGTTCCACTACCTGAAGCCACGTTAAACGTCGCACGAAGCCGTGTAGCGGCTTCTGTGCCGACACCAGCCCCAGTACCCACAGCGAACACAGTACGAAGAATAGTAGAAGCAGAATCACCTGTGCCAGACGACACTCCTGAACGTAGCACGGTACGCACCACAGACGCAGTGGATGTTCCCGTGCCCGCACCGCTGGCGGTGCGTAGCACGGTACGAACCACCGTGGAACTAGAGGAACCTGTACCAGAACCACTGGCGGTATCTTCCAGTGTGCGTGACCCATTGTATCCTGTTGCATTAGAACCATACGTTATTGATGTAGACGCATAGCCTTGATCTAGGTCTTGGGTGTCACCGTCGTATCCTGCAAGTGGACGATCATAGGAGTATTGCGGATTGTCGTAATCGACATCCGCTGGTACACCGCTGTACGTTATGTGTTCTTCGTAGTCGGTGGAGGATTCGTACAGCCGACTCATCGGTTACACTTCTTCGGCTTGTGCTTGCCTATCTTCCGCCGACATAATGTCCGCA